AAGGGCAAGTCCGCGTCATTGGCAAGAAGGCCCCCAAACGCACTTGGCTTAATACCAACGGCTACGAAACCACCCAGCTCAGTCACAAAGGCTATAAGCGAAGCTTTTACATTCACCGCCTTGTTGCTCAAGCCTTTTGTGAAGGACACGATGAGTCGGTCAACCACATCAACGGAGACCGCCGCGATAATCGGGCAGAAAACCTGGAATGGGTTGACCTGGCGACTAATACCCGCCTGATGCACCTTCGTCTTCAGCAAGGCCGTACGACTCAGCAACAACCGCCTCAAGCGAAAGCGGCGTAGGCCACTGCGTCATTGCATTGCCGTTGGGATTCATTTGATCCGTGATCGAGTCGTAAAGCTCAGCCGGCGCCTTAATAAGCGCTTCCAAAGCATCGACAGTCGCTGCAGCAAAAATTTCAGCACAACGAGCATCAGCAGTAGCGCGAACGCTGACGCGATAGTCGCGGAAATCAGCAGGGACACCAGCACCGCCTTCAGCTTCGCGTAGAACGTACCAATCACTTTCGCTAAGTAACTGCCGCGCTGTGGTCTTTTGCTGCAAGATGAACTGCAATTTCAGCTGATCAAGATCACGCGGGGTGCTGTCGTATTCACCAGCAGCATTAGGACCGCTGACGATATAGAAGCGATCGTCAGGGCGTTGCTGAATGATGACCTGAGTGAAACCAAGCTCAATGAACTTGTCATGCGTTGCACCAGCTTTGGTGTACTGCCGCTCGTTGTAATCAAACGGCGTGCCGATGGTGTAGCGCTTTTGAGTGGACTGATCGACGTAGAACATGGCTAGTCAGGAGTTAACGAGCCGTTGCCGGCGATTGGAAGGGGTTCTCTGCAAATGCGGCATAGAGATAGGTGCCACCTGACGCATTAAGGGAGGTGTATGACTGGCGCACCTTGAAACCGTTAGAAAGGAAGTCAAATACCCTGGATCCTGTTTTCTCTGTGCCACCAAGATCTGGGCTCAAATCAACGTCATTTGGATTAATTGGCTGCCTAGTTGTATCCAAAATGTACCAGTTAGCGGTTGAGTCCGTGCGCTTAATAAGAAGGAAACCAATTTTCATTCCTGTGTGAACAAACGGACCATCAACATTGCCATTGCCCTTGTAGGTGCCGAATGCGGAATAGTTGGGGACTGAGTGCCAGGCGTAGCAAATAACTTGACTACCACCAGCGTTAATGTTTGCATCAACGCCAAGGGTAAACACGGTATCAGTAGGACTTGTGCTGTTCCAATAAATATTGCTATTAGCACCTGCGGGAACGCTGCCTTGTAGATACATATAAGACTCGTTGCCAATCTCTTCTGAGTAGCAATAGTGAAGTTTGTTGCTTGCAGCGTAATCCCGAACGAGCATAAACTCTGGGGCTCTGCTTAAACCGTGACCAACAGTCGCCCCAGCAATACTATTGCCTGTGTATTCAATAATGCTAAATCCAGCGTCTACATTACGCATACCAGCAGATGCAATTGATCCATCGGTTGATGTAAATGCTTCAGGGGCATTCCAGCACCAAGCAACAGAGCTTCCAGCAGGTGCAACATAGGCAACTGCAGCTCCAAGAGAAGGGGTCTGGATTGCAAAACCATTAGTCCTGACGCTATCAACAAGCTGGTGCTGATTGTTATTTGCCCTGTCCTTGATCCACCAAAGACCGTCGGGGAAGGCTGATTGCGCTATCGCAAGAATGTTGGCATCAACAAGAATTTCACCGTCAATTTCGTATGCGTTACATCGGCCCGCTTGGCCACCGGAACCATTTAGGGCGATGTTTGAAATGCTGATAGGAAATGCAAGAGAAGGGCTAAGGTCAACCCAGGCATTGGAACCGCCAGCAGTAATACCAGTTAAGACCTCATTGACCCAAATTCTGCCTTGCCCCGTAGTAAAAACTTTTACTGAAGAAGTTGCAGTTATAGCTGCTTCAGGCCTGAAAATTAGAGTAGAATTAGCATCGGCAGCATCTGCTCCATCTGCAGTGTTGCCATTAAAAGCAGCACTTGCAAGTGTGGCTGGTGTTGTTGAATTGAAGTTAGGAGTATTCGTAGTTCCTGAGTTATCTGCGAATAGGCTTGAACTCCAATCACCAGCTAACTGCCCAGGTGTTCCACCATCAGCACCCTGTCCCGGTCCAGTAATCGCCTGGAAGTGATCCCTGCCGTTGGGAATCGTTGCCGCTGGTAGGTTCTGGGTTTGGAGTTTCTTGAAGCCAGCAGGTGGGGTGTATCGGAAAGGCTTTTGACCAAAGTTGACATCATTTTCTGAGCTATAACCAGACCAAAACACTGGCATTAATGGTTTATCGCCAGGATCAAAACTTATCGTGTTGACTAAAACATTGTTTACAAATAGCTGGCAGTTATTAGTTGTTGTGTCAAAGTCAAATGCATACGCAAACACCTGATTGGGTGATTCCGACGGTGTGAACGATGGAGGTAGATCAGTGGCCCCGTCAGCTTTTGTATGACCGATTAAAGCATCAAAAATAGCGTAATTATCAACAGAAGCCCAGGCTGCGCTATTTGGCGGATCGGCCTTTGGCAAACTTGTACTCCACCCAGAAACCCAAGAGTTATTAGGCGTAATGCCAGGCGTAATGCGCGGGCGTGAAATTTCAAAATACCACTTCCCAGAAGTGACACCTACCGTGCCATTTGACGCATAGACAAGCTGGCTGGAAGTACCATCATCAGTCGTTGCCTGGAATGTCAAATTTGCACGGGTCCACACACCTGGACCAAGTGGCAAAGAGCCGGATTCTGTTTTGCCTAAAGGATTCCACGTTGCATAGTTCTGCGTCGGGCTGTCCAGCATCAGGTCGTAGTCGACGCTTGATGTGTCTGCAGTTTCAAACCCAGTCGCTGTGAAGTCGTTGCCGTTGCCTGAGTAATCCTTGCCAAGATCGCTCAGATCTTCAAACAAAAGTTTGAACCCATTGCTTCCATAAGTAAGGCCCTGCGGATCAACAGGAACCCACACGCCTTGCGAATTGAAGCGTCCGAATGTTGTAGGGTCTAACTCTTGGCCGTCGATGCAATAGACAGCGGCCATGTAGCCAACAAACGCATAGCTGAGCGCCTGAGTAGAAGACAAAGTCCCGACAACAAAAGAATCATTAAGCGGAGTTGTTATGCTTGCTGGTGAATCTGGCACAATTTCGCCATTAACCCAATATTTGCCCGTTGTATTAACCACGATGTTATACCAAGCACTAGGGTCTCTATACAGTGCTTGCGAATAAAACGATGGAACAGTTTGCGAGAGCTGATCTGTATAAAAGCCAAATCCATTAGCATTATTTTCTAAGCCTAATATGTAACCACTAATCCGGTCGTCTTGAAGAAAAGCTTTCTTAACCCATACCGAAAACGTAAAAGTGTCTGTCGTTACTCCTGCTGGACCGACTAAATATTGAGCGCCCCTAAACCGCAAGCTCTGACCGATAGGGTCGCCTGCATCAGGACCAGGACCAGGGCCGGGACCAGGACCTGCAGCTGCTTGCCACCACCACTGAGAAAAATCAGTCATCAGACAATTCCTTCAACAGCGCTGCCAATCAGTATCTCAGAAGTTGAACGTACGTAATACGGAACCACGGCCGGTGTAGCGGATGGCGCAACAGGAGTACCGTCGGGAAACTTACAGAAACCACCCCAACTTGTCGGCGCAGCCATAATCACAATCGCGCCAGTCATGCCGGCAACCATGTTGGTGGGGTTTGGAATATCAATACCACCCACTTCCCACAAGTTGCTTTCTTCTAAATCCCATTTACTCGGGCTGATTGCACGCACTTGTTGAGTGACGCCACCAGTCAGATTGCCACCAGCAAGCGGCAAATAATCATCCAACGCAGTGGTCTGATCACCAGGAGTGACGAACTTGCCGTCAGTGACCTTGATGCCTGCAGCACTCACCGTGATGGTGTCACCATCGGCCTGAACAGACAGCGTGCCAGCGTCAGTAATAGGGCCGCCGGTCAGGCCATCGCCAGAGGCAACAGAAGTAACCGTGCCGGGCTCTGACCCAGGCTCAATACCATCAAGCTTGTCTTTATCTGCCTGGCTGAAGTTATGCAGGGTTAGGCCTGCGTTAGTGCCATCGGCAAGCGGGATAGAAGCGTCTGAACCTGCGTCGTTAGTAACCGTGCCACCACCAGGAGCAGCTGTATAACCAAGATCAACAGAGGCAATAGCGCCGTCTGCAATGCCGTCAAGTTTGGCGTGGTCGTCGTCAGTGAAGTCATTTTGCGACAAGCCAGCGTTGATGCCGTTGCCTAGCGGAATTGTCGCCCCTGTGCCTGTTGAGCTTTCAACCGTGCCGAATAATTTGTCCTGAACAAAAGTGAGGTTGGTGCCGACATTGGCTTCTGCGCCGTCTTCAATGCCATCAAGCTTGATCTTGTCTGCAGGCAGCATTAAGCCTGCGTAGATCGTGTCAGCTGCGGTGATCGTGGCGTCATCACCAGCCGAGTTGAGAATGATGCCCTTGTCAGTCTGCTTGCTGTACTCCAGGTCAACATCAACCGAAATGCTGGCCGGTGCTACGGGTACAAACTTGCTGCCGTCATAAGCAAGAAGGTTGTTTAAGGCAACGCCAGTGGTATCGACATCAGACAGGTCGCTGAGCTCTTGCGCCCCTGCAATCACCCATGCACTGCCATTCCAAACCAGAAGATGCGTGCCATCCCACCAAAGGTCACCTGTTTCATTGCCAGTAGTGGGTGGAGTGGGGCCGCTACCAACAGGGTCTTGTGGCTTAATTTCAACAATATTGTCTGCGTTGTCCTTAAAGCACAGCAACGGGTCTGAGCTGTGATAGTTAACAAACAGCTCACCGTATTCAGCATCGCCGACACTTGGCTTTTTGCCCTGCGTATCAGAACGCCGCAGGAAAATACGAGTGCCGGCTACAGGTGCAACAAATGTGCCAGCTTCAGGCACAGAACCAGACCCACCAATACCGTATGACATGTCAGTAAGTACCCGCGTCTATAGCGTAGATGTCTTTCCACCTGCCATCGGCCTGATACTGCAGCAGGGCACCGGGTTGTTTAGTTCTTACATCAACATCCAGCAGGTCTTCAAGGTTGCTTGACCCACCACCGCCACCACCAACAGCAGTGTCAATTCGTGCCCAACCAGCAGTAGCGCCATTACAGATGATCCAGTCGCCTGCGTCAAAGGTCTTGCCAACAACGTCAGGCTGATTGACGCCATTGCCGCTGGTATCAGCAACAAAGTAAACACCTGTCAGCTCGTCAGTGGGAGCAGGAATTGCGTCACCAGCTGAGAAACCTTCAGAAACACCAAATTGCGTAGTACCTGTTATGAGCCCTGTATCAGCATTAAAAATACCGCAGTAACGCAGGTTTTCAGCAGATAGGCGGCCGATGCCGACGCTCATCCAGCTGTTGCCGTTCCACATGTTGAGCGTGGCCGTGCTCTCCTGGAACCACAAACAACCAATATGAACAATGCCAGTGTCAACAATTGGCTGATCTTCTTGAATGTAAGTAATCGCATAATCAGCGAGCTTCTGGCGCTCAATTGACTTGTTTGCAATGTTTCCACCCTGAATATTGTCAATCAGAATGTTGTTCCCATCAATATCAGGCAAATCGCCAATTTCTAATTCCAAGCCAGCCGTGACGTTACCCATGGCGTCAACAGTGACCTTGGGATACGTGCCAGCAACAACACCCGTTAGAGCTTGTGAGATCTTGCCATCAGCGGCAATTGTGACCCCGTCGCCTTGAATAACGCCGCCAATCGAAACCTGAGTGGCAGGAACAACGTCAAGAGTGCCATCAGAGCGCACACTGAGGCCATTGCCAGGTTTAACGGCGCCTACTTCAGAACCACTGCCGCTGGGCAAATCATCAGCCTGCAGACCGCGGCTGGCAGTCACCAAGCCATGGCTGTTGTACGTGATAACTGAGTTGGTGGCCGGTGTGACCGTGTTGTCAATGCTGATGGCGCCAGAGTTGACAGCCAATCCACCAACGACTGGGACTGATACGCCGCCAATATCTGTAGGTGTGGCAGACGGTATGTCGAACGAGGTGATCCCCCTGTAAATAGGTGGTGCATTACCACCTGGGCGACCAGCGACAAAATGGTTTTGCGCGCAATCAGGCAGCTTGTCTAGCGGTACTTCATCGAGCTTCCCGCCATCAACAGACCCGTCTAAAAGTTTGCTGCCGTCTACAGAATTATCGAGCAGCTTATTGCCATTGATTCCATCGGCCAACTTCTCATTGGTGACCGAAGCGTTTTGATATTTAGGAGTTGAAATCGAGTCGTCTTGTAAGGCCGTTGTGTCCACGGCTCCGTCAGCCAGCTCTGAACTACCGATTGCATTCGGCGCAATCTCATTTGCCGTCAGCGTGTTTTGAACCAGTTTTGCCGCGGGAATACTGCGGTCTTTTATGTGTATTGCGCCGTCTACAGAATTTGCAGCTAGCTGATCGGAACCCACGGAACCGTCAAGCAATTTGTCGCCCGAAATATCACCAGCGAGCTTGTCATTAGTGATCGCACCGTCGATGACGTGGATGGTGTCCACGCTGTTCGGGGCTAATTCCCTACTGGTGACAGAATTTTCTTGGAGCTTGGAGCCGCTGATGCTCCCGTCGATGATGGTGTCGCCATGGATCGTGCCATCGGGCAAAGTCCCGGCAGCAGCAGCAACTACATCAACAACCTTGATCTTCTTGGTTTCTGCAGCCGAAACATCAGCCAGCGCCAGCACATCAACATCGGCTTCCGTATCCGCTGCCAGGATCGGATTCAGCTCTGTTATGCGCTTGTCAGCCACAGCAAAAAACCCTTTATAAGTTGATTTTAGGCAGGCGTCTCAAGCACAATGCCAAAGTCAGATTCCTGCAGCACCTTGTCATTCGGCGGCTGCTCCTGCAGCAAGTAGTCAACGGGGAAGCTGTAAAGAAGCTGGATAGCGCCAGTCGTCACAAATTGCACCTTGCTTTCAAGAATGTCTTCTGTGTTGACCTCTGACGCAACCTCAGTAATCACGCATTCGCACTTGTAAAAAAGCTCACGCTCGCGGTACTGCTCCATTACCGTGATCGGCAACGTGCCGCTGCGCTTGAGCAGGAATACGCCAGTAAACGTCGAGCCAATCTCTTGCCGCAGCGCTAATTGGTGAAAATAAACAGACCGCTCGTAATTGCTGTCTTCACCGCAAGCATCGGGGATAGCGTCAAAAAAGCATTCGAGCTCGCCAGACCCGCTAACAAGTGTGGCCATCTGTTTCGCAAACCCGTCACCAAGGCTGGTGATGTCAGCAACGTCGCGATTTGTATTCAACACCCAGCTTGTGGTCTGAGCCATGCACCGTGCGCCACCAGAGCTGACTGTTTGCAAGCTGATCCGATAACGCCCAGATGGACGCGCTAGCTGAATAGCGTCAGCAATCGTGCCTTCTAAAGACTCACGCCATTTGTCGTACAGGCGCACACCGCCCACGGCATCAACGTTGACATACCACTGACCATCAGAATGCAGCTGGCCATCACTCCAGCCGCTAGGAGTAACAAAATCAAGCGGATCAGTTACAGGCTGCCCGTTCTCGTCAACACGCCTAATTGCAACAAGGTCGCCAGTAATCAGTGACTGGGTGACACGGTCAACACTGATGCGGTTTGACCCAATGTCAACATCAGCTGGGCCGACATAAGCAAACATGCGGCTTGATGCCATCCGCTCGATGCGCAGACCACCACCAGAGCCCAGCCAAATGGCCATTAGTCGATTGTCGCAGTAGTCAGCGGCCCATTGATGGTGAACGTCACTTCAGCTGTAACGATGCCGCCAGCAGTAGCCGAAATCCCAACTTGATTTAGCAAGCAACTAAAGCTCACCGCGTGCAATTTGGCGCCGTTCTCGTAGCGCAACTCCATCGTGTGAGTCGGCTCAGTCGGCGTTTGAGTGGTGCGCAAGACGTCAGTCAGCAATGCGCTGCCACTAACTGCGCCGCCGTCATCTTCGTAATACAGCAGCACGCAGCTACCGGTAAAGCTTTGTATGCCGTATACATAGCGGGTGGCAAAGTCACCCAGCGTTGTGCAGTCGAGAGTGGCGGCAGAGGCGCCAAAAGTCCAGCTTTGAATCTTCGCAACCTTTGCTCCATCTGCGTAAAGGGAGCCGTCAATTCCGGTGAACTGTTTCCCTGCCATTACGCGAGCGAGATTAACTCGACGGATACATTCATGATACCTGGGCTAACTGCATCAATGCTCGGCTGCCCGCTATAACGCCACTTCTGGCCTGGCGTAATTGCTGACTCGTATTGAGTCCACCCAGCCCACACAGCTTGCGGCAAGTTAAAAGCCAACGCTGTACCGCTTTGCGCATACCAGTGATCAGTGATCAACTTGACGCTTGGTTCTTGGATGTTCCCAAAGCTCAAAGAGATTGCGTGGCCGTGCATGGTGTCACCAAGAATCACCCGCACTTCTTTGCCAGACAACGCTTGATAAGTGCTTACGGGCAACGTGCCAGGCGTAAAGCTGCGTTTCGACGGTTTAAGGGATGGGAACAGGCTCATTGAACGCTCACCTGACCTTCGTGAATTTCTCTTGCAATCACGCTAATGGTCTCGCCCGCGTCGTTAACAGCAGTCGGGAAGTGAATCAGCTGCAGTTGCACTTGACCGCCCTGGCCTTCTGTTACCGCTTCAACGGTGTAGTGATTCAAGTCTGTAATGCCAGAACCTTGTGTTGTGTCAATTGCAAGGTCGACAGAAACCACATCGCCAGGCTTCAATTGAGCGCCACGACGGCCCATGGTGAATTCAACGCTGTGGCTGGTGTAGCGCCGCTGGGCAAGCAAATAGCGAGCACTCATCATTGCCTGGTTGGCATGACAGCACCACTCCGTCAAATCGTGCTGTTCAAACGGACCCTGTAGAGCAGTGCCGCGATACCTGACTTCCACAGTCACCGTTTGCCCTGGGCTGCCCGTTGGCTGATCCTTGTAAACCATGACAAGGCAAATGTCTTTGCGATCCTTGGCGGGGAAATACGCGCGCGCGTAGCTACCGCTAACAATGTCGTCAGCAGTGATTTGCATTGACAGGTAACTATTAACCGACTCACGCGAAAACTCACCATTCGTGTCAACAGGAACAACAGGCCAGATGCCATACCTTCCATCGACCTGGC